ATATCTTGGTTGCGAAAGGACTCCTGATCCAGATGTTCTTGATCAGTAATAGGTAGGTCTTTGTATGCTTCTTGTTTCAATTCTTCTAATTTCATAATATACTTTCAAAGTGGAGTAGCACCTTGATAAAACTTTCTTTTAATATTTTGTCTTTAAACATAGACTATTTTTGAAATTTGTTAAAGCTTATCATTTACCACTCATGTTTATTTATAATGTTGTTAAAGTGTAGATATTATATGCAAATGTTGTTGATACCGACATATATTCCACATCTGTTGCTCCCTGATCATAAGATAAAGAACCTAAAGAAGTAGGAAACATATCTTGAAAATCTACTTGTACGATAGGATTATTTTTATTAGACAAAATCATAAGATATCCATCAGAATACATGGATTTATCAGAAACAGCAGAACCAACTTTATCCTCAGAAATCCCACCCCCAGAATTTGGCCTAGTGTTTGAAGTTATATCTCTATGCGTAGTAAATTGTTCTCGTTTTTGGGGAAATCCTAGTCCTGTAATCCAATTATGAAGGGTAATATAATTTTCTAGATACTCATCTACTAAAAAAGTAACAGTAAGATTACCATATGTTAGTTTTTCGCCAGGAACAGGAATATCTTTAAATGGAGTACTTTGAAGAGTTGTTTCTAAAGATAAATCTGGGAGTTCTGCTGCAGTTACAAAATACTCTACCTTCGGTAATTGATTAATACCAAATTTAAATTGCGTTGGACTTGCATAGTCTAATTTTGTTGGTTGTCTGTCTAGTGGCCCAGCCATATTAATTTCTCCTATTACTATTTAGGTACAAAAAAAGGGGGAGCAAGATGCTCCCCCAAGTTTAGTATACCCCTTATCTTACATAAGGTTAGTAACTTTAACTCGGCGATACCAAGCGTTTGTGTTTGCATCAAGTGAAGCGTTAGTATTAACGGTATCACCAGCTGCAACCGCACCGGCACCAGCGAAAGGATTAGCAGCAAGACCATAACGTGTCTTGAAACCAATTTTTGGTTGAAAGGAACTTTCACCAACCGCACGTACCATCTGAAGAGGTACATATGGGCAATAAAAGAAACCAGCGTCATAAGGTGAAGTACCTTTATAACCACAAACATAATACTGACTAGCAGCAACATTTGCAGAATACGGATCAACATAAACCTTAAAACGTCCGTTCATAACACCAGCAAATGTTGTACTTGTGTCATCTACGGAAAGATTGTTGTTAAGAGCAGGAGTATAATCTAGTACACCAGCCATGTTCAATGCACTTGCAACGTCAGCAGATACAATCAACATGTTACCCTTACCACGACGAGTCTGTTGACCAATCGCATTGGCATCACGTTCGATAGCGAACATAAGACCTTTAAACTTCTCAACAGACCAACGACCATTTGAGTCGGTGTCTAGATCAAAGATACCAGCAGTTGTTGTGTTAACTTGAGCACCTGCAACAGCAGTTACATAAAGTGAACGAACAACTTCACGGTTTATTTCTGCAAGAATTTCAGAACTCAAGATATTAGCAAGTTCTGTTTCTGCGTCAAGTCCGTGGATTGCTTTCAAGTCTTGTGCAAGTTCCATTGTGTACTCTGCTTTTAGAGCACGTGAAACCGCAGTAACTGTGGACTTCTCGATTGAGAATGCCATCTCTGCGAAAGCGTTAGTAGAAGAATCACCCAATGCTTCGGACTGAGCCGTAGTCATACCAGTTGCAGAAACATAAGTTCCAGCAGAAGGACTGTCATTAAGAACAGCAGGGTTAGTTTCTGTAGCACCAACATCACCACCACCAACAGTACCGGCAGCATTTTGATTGGAGATATCAGGCATTGCTTCGTCAACAAGTGCTTCTGCACCGTCTTGAGAAGTAAATGTAGAACGCATAGCAAAGATCAGTCCTGTAGGGCCGGTCATTGGTTGCACACCACAAACATCATATGCAATGAGGTTAGGCATTGCACGACGAACGAGAGAGATCAATATTGGATCCCACATGTCCATTTGTCCACCACCAGTAGAGTTGGTTGGAGCAGTTTCTGAAAGCATCATCTTGTCTTCATGAAGTGCTTTCTCTTGGTTTTCTAAGATAACAGTGGTAACAGCACGCTTATAAGAATCCTGAATTTTTGGTAAATCAGGGTGTTCTAGGACTGGCTGCCACTTTTCTTGTAGATGTTCTGTCTGAAACATTTTGTTTCTCCTTTATTTTACATCTGTTTTTATAATATTATGCACTCGCCTTTTGATCACGACTGATAGCAGACATATACTTTCGCATGGTATCTGTCGTATCAATGTCCTGAGCGGTGCTGTCGTCTTCATTATCTAGTGAATTTTCTTCATTAACTTGTACTTTTGGAAAATAACTTTCCTTCAAGGTACTGAGTTTTTCTTTAAAGGACTCTTCATTTACGAACTCAATATCTTTAGTTAATGTTGAAAATTTTTCAATTTCAGTATCAGCAAGGTCAGAGGAAACTTCTAACATTACCTGTTCCCGTACTAGAGTGTCTTTGACTACTTTAGTCTCAACATTCTTTTCAATCTCTTCATTAAGTCGAGATTCTAGTTCAGCAATCTTTTCACTTTGTGCTTCGAGAACGTCATATTTCTCATCAGGCACATCGATGTAATGGTCTTCAAAAAGTTGTTTCAGTCCAGAGATAAAATCCTCTGCAATCTCGCCTTTAAGTCCACGCTCGATTGCCAATTCATTCTCTTTAGTCCATTCTTCCACTACGTAATTAAGATATGTATCAACCTTATCAGTCATTTCTTCCTTAAAGGTTTCTACTTCAGCGTCTTTATCAGCTGCAGACTCTTCAACAATACGTTCTACTTCTGAACGAATTTTTGATTTAACTGCTGCTTCAAAGATTGTTGCGGCTTTTTCTTTGAACTCTTCTGAGAGGTCTTCACCATCAACAAGTGCATCAACGTCTTCTTTAACATTAATGTTTGCAATCTTCTCTTCGATCTCTGCTTTCGCATCTTCGAGTTTCTTCAATTCCTCTTCGGACTCTGCATTACCAGCTTCTTCGAGTTTTGATGCGTGAGCAGCAAGCATTTCTTCAATATCACCTTTCTTCATCTTTGCAATATTTTCGATATGTTGTGCTTTAGTCATTTTTGGTGCTTCTTCTAGAACCTCATCACCTTCGGGTTCATGGGAAGCAGCAAGTTTCTGGCTTTCGCCTGGCGTTGCTTCGCCTGAACTACCTTGTTTCACTTTAGGCTCCTGTTTTGCACCCGAATTCTGAGCGTCTTTTGTTGCACTTGCAGCTGCAGATGCTTTCTTACCAATCGCTTTCTCTGCACGATCTTCGTCAGCACCTTTTTCTACACTTGCTTCTGGTTTTGCACCGCCGAGGTCTTGGGCTTTTTCACCTTCAACTGACTCTGCGCTATCTGCACCAGCACTTTTTGGTGCTGGTTTCTTAGCATTGGAGACACTATCTCCAGCGTTATCAGAACCTAAGCCTAAATCTTTTGCTTTACCTAGAGGTTTTTCTGATGCTTCCTCTAGTTCTGCAAGGACTTCCGCTTCAAGTTCCTCAATTGTTTGTTCTAATTCGGACATAGGATGTCTCCCTTTAATTTGTTATATTTATTTATAAAAATTATAAACTAGAGTCTTTTAAGAAATTTTGCAAATTCTAAAGCCTCTACTTTTGCGTTTCTATTTCGTTCTTTTACGTCAAATTGTTTCTTTAGTTCGACAAGATGTGATTCTACGAGTGCGCCATTGTTCCAAACCCACTCTTTTCCTTCCATAACACCCTCAACAAAGGCATTAGGTGCGGAGGGGTCAGCAACAATATCGGCAGCGGTAGCAAGGTAAAAATCATCTTTGACGTAATTTGCACCACCTTTTTGTTGTAAACTTCCCATCCCTCGACTCGATACACCTAATTTACATCCCTCATTCATAAGGGATTTCACAATTTTTCCCATAGGAGTTTCCATTATCTTGGCCTCTCCTATGAAATTCTTTCCATCTCGCTCTAAGCTTGTAGTTAGGTGTGAAACTCTTTCTAAATTCACTGTCGGGCCGTCTGGGTGTCCGAGCTCCCCATATGCCCTTTTTTCGTTTATAAAGTTTTTATTATACTTATTGACTTCTTTTTCAAGTACTTCCATTGGATATATACGTCCATTACGATTTTTAATATCTGCTTGTAGGAATATGCCACGAATTTTGTAATTCTTACCTCCGTCTTCTTTTGCTTCGGTAATATACTCTATTTCTTCTACGGATTCTGAAAATAATCTTACTGTTTCCATGTCATTTTTCCTAACTGATGTTATCAAAACCTGATACTTTTTTCATTTTTAAAATAATAGTACCTACACATGCACTATCATTTTCGATGTAGATATCACC